AGTTTTAAACCTCTGATCGAACTCCAAATTCGATAAATCTTTCCGACAACCTAATACAAATTTTTCAAGATGCTTTCCGCGTGTATGGTCGAAATCCGTAGACCCAAACTTACCGAAAATAATGAAAGAATTCCAGGACAATTTGACACAATCAAAGGACTTCAAGTACCAGCTGTGGCTAAATTAGTAGCTAAGGTAAACGAGAGACAAGGTGAATTTTCAAAAGTGGGTATATCAAGGGAACAGCGTAAATTGATCTGGTGTGATTCAGGATTAATGTTGTGTGCTATTAATCGCGGAGATATATTATATCGTGAGAATGATGAAAATGAAAGAAAGAAACAAGAGTATGGAAGAATGATGTCCGAAGCTGTAACTGGCGAAGAAGATGCTCCCGCTTCAAGACTTGGAATGGCTTGTTTGTTACGTATTAAATGGGAGGAAGGTGCGAATGAGATTTTAGACGAGCTTGATGACAGTCTAGAAGAGGTATGTGAGTCCATAAAATTGGCAAAGAATGATATCTCAGAATTGGAGAAGTACATTAAGTTTGAAAAACGATATGAGACAACGAGATTTTGTAATGATGTAAGATTCATTTTGAGTGGGAAAATGCTACGTGGCAATGGGGTTAAGTTACCATTGTTAAGATATTTATATGAAGACTGCTCATTAAAGCAGATATTAATGGAGGGAAACGTTAATCAAATTCTGAGTGAATCGTATGTATCGATTAAGAAGCAGTCGGGTAAAATAACCAAATTGGTACCTACAAAAATAGCGTGTAAGAAAACAGACAAAGATTTAATTGTTAAGTTAATTTCGAAAGTTAGATTTTATGGTACTGACATATCTTACCCGTTTATCAAGAAAGGTTTTGCGACTGTGCCTGTAGCGTACGAGAGAGAGACAGATTGGGATGTAAAACCAGTATTAGGATCGCAAACAGTTCTGAATTATGATGAAGCGTATTAATTATGGAAATGTCTAGGATCGGAAGTATTACGACGGAATGTTGCTTGATGTGTAGGTTGGTGATGAGGGTTTAACCCCAGAGGTGAATTGC